CTCCGGCTTTTGCCCACCGGGTAGGAGTTGAAAGGTGTTTGCTGTCAAGGACAAGCAAAGAAAACCTGATCAATTGTAGGAAATTCCTCCAATTGACCCAAGACTCGAATGGTCTTGATCGGTACCACTCACGCTTATCGCGTCCTCTTCATTGAGGGCCGAAAACACGCTAGGTGGCCGCAACTGGGGTATAACCCGGTCTTCCATTTCTATCAAGCTACTTGAGCCTGATAAATGGTTCACGGGGATCGTGAACGAAGGTATCCATCCATCGGGTAGAATTCCTTCGATATCCGTTCTCCGTACGTAACGCTCCTGACGGTGAGGCCCGTTCCTCATCGCCAGAAGCCGAGCGATCTCCTCTGTAGATGGCATGTCCATCGGAGACAGAGAGAAAGCGACCTTCTGTGCTTGGGCAACATGGCGCATACGACTTTCGTATGAGTCTTGCTTTTCCTTAAGTACAGCCGGCCCGCGGAAGGCTTTAATAGCCACTGCTACCTTCTGAGACACCAAGTCCAGAGAGGAAGCAGGAACAAAGTCTTCCCGAAGAGTCTTATGGGTAGACGTGTAAGACACACTACCAAAAGTACTCAACGGTTCACTGTTGATAGATTCAACGGCCTCTTCGTAGCTGTAAGACGGCAACGAAAGGTCCTTGAGCCTAACTTCAGTACTATTGCCGTCGAGAATCAAGCCTCGGACTTTCCTTGAAATTCCGGAGGTGTTGGCTACTCGTACGGCGACTTCCTCTACGTTTGCAATGCAGTGTTGTAAAGCAGGGCTTAACAACTCGGCAATTCCTGCGGGGGTGGGCAAGCCCCGACCACCGTAGATTTGCGGAACGTAGGAACGATAATCCTTTAGGTAGGCCGAAGGAAACCAACGACCTAGACCTAACTTCTGTAGTAATACTACGGAGTAGATCCAATGCGGAGAGGCATCTTGCCAAGACAATGTCTCAGTTAATGCCTTCGCTTTGCCGGGAAAAGGATTTGGCTCCTCGAACACGTCCGGACCCGTTTTCCGTCTATCAGACAGTAAACGGATAGGAACGTGGTCGATTTTATACTTCGGTCGACCGAAGCCGCTCGATAAGGCCATTGTGTCCTGTGCACGAATGGCATATCGCCGGCCCGGCCGCGGAAGCAGAAGGAAGTCTTGGCAGTAGTGTGCTCCCACTGTGGAGATACAATACTTATCCCAAGAGATAACACCTGACCAAAATTCCAAAATTTTTGGAATCATGGCTAGATATCTAAATCTTCCGATACCAATATGATCATCGCCGGCGCACGCATAAATGTGTCGCTTGGTTCTGCTCAATTGGAACTCCCTAACCGTTGGTACGGGGTCCCGGCTATTAGCCCGGGCCGACCGTTCAGCGGCTATGGATAAAAGGGATAGCATCATTTTCGTGAGTGGCTCGCCCATGAGCAAGCCTCTCCGAGTGACGAATCCTGAATAGGAGGTGCCCAGGTACTCGAATTCGGTTTTGCGAAAACCGACCGGGTCCTGGTACTTCCGGAAAATCTTGACGTTTCTGATCCCATTTCCTTTCCTAAAGGAAGAAGGTTTATCGATTAGTAATCGAGCAGAAGCGTTAAGTTCTATAGCTGCATCAAGGTAGTTCCTGATAGGCCCGGAAAGTCCGACACCGTCAAGAAAAGCCTTCATTGCCGCAATGCCGATGTCATGCTCCAAGTAATCTGTCGCTGCTGTCAGATCCGAGGTAGATATACATTCGGCGTCCAGGTTGGTCCACTTGTCACAATGGCGGCCCCATGAGGCCTCAAAGTTCCACGCGTGGTCCGAACCTTTTAGTCCCACACGACATCCGGGAATCCGTAACATGATGTCCTTAATGAAGTGTGAGGCGGGAGATAGGAAGAGATTCACCCAAATCAAGGATTTGGTGGCGACCCTCGACTTAACTCCAGGTTCAGAGATAGGAACAGCTTCGACAGGCAATGCCTTTCGAGATTTGTTCCATTCTTCGAACTCAATGGTTGACCAAAGGAAGAGTAGGCGGCCGAAGCGGCTGTCTACTCCTGCTTTAGTATCCAGAACCCGAAGTCCATTCTCGAACTCGATATGATCGTGATCGAGGAATTTTTCATCGGTTAAAGGAGTATCTAGGTATGCAGTTTTCCATATGGGAAGGTCCCGATGTGGTAACTTGCAGATCGTATTTCCCCAAAGGTCATACGTACCTGTGAACTCATCTTCCAGACGCTTAATCCTAGCTTTTAGCTCGGTTAAAGCTCTTTCTAGACCATAGATCTTAGGAACCGTGTCATCGACAAGGTCCAAAAGTTCGGGGTAATCCATGAATACGCCGATCGTTCTAAGATCTCTGGATTCAGACAAATCTTGTATAGTCCATGGTGACGGAACCCGAAAGGTAAGACCTTCTTCGGCTTGGTCCGACACCGCTTTCTGTACAAGTTGATCCTTCTCATAATTCCCGTACATATACCGGTCTTGATCACGAGACGCGATTCGCGACTCGCCCCAAGGGTCCGGGCGTACTTCCCAGGAATCATGACTGAAAGCTGAAATGGAAATGCTCCGACTCACGGACGCGAGAAGTTCTCGCGCCTGATTAAGACGGTCATTTTCTTTCAACCGAACAGGAAAGAAATCGGAAACAGGTCGTTTAATAAACTCCTTGTAGGCGTTCCATAAGAGCGCCATTTTCCCTCCTTCTTTCCTAGAAAACTCGATACATCCAGAATTGGAAAGGGACAAGTGTCCCTGAGTGGGCAACTTAAAACCCTTGGCTGTTAATAGCTCACTCCCAACAATGTATGTAGCGGATGTAACAGAGTCACGCTTTGACTTCGAGGACTGCCATTGGTCGTCCCTCGGTCCACAAAGCCTGCTCTTAAGCCCCACAAGTTCTTGTATTACCTCGGACCTACTAGGTCCGGGCAAAAACCGACTTTGGGTTAAATGCGCCACGTACCACATCGTTTTGTCAGACGGCATTGCCGTGAAGAAATCAATCTTCAATCTGGCTAAAAGGTGTAGTATACGGTTCGCAACGATCCACTCTTTAGAGATAGCTCTAAGCTGCCCACTTGGGTCAGCCAGAAGCTTATTCTTAAGGAGATGGTTACCAAGGGCCGTCGTAAACTTCTTATAGGTCTTACCTAAAGTGGTTATCTTCGGTACCTCGTAAACCTGCCTGAATAGAAAGTGTCTGAATTCATCCCACTCCTTGAGTGCGAGAACTTCAAATCTACTAGCTATTAGGAGGCTAAACTGAATACCTAGGAAGGTAGCTTCTCTCCGTGAGATTAAACCTCTTCCTAGGTCTGCAGTAACCCGAGTTCGACCAGATTGCGATAAACCAAGTGGTTTTCCGTTCTCGTCAGAAGTCGGTCCAAAGGCTGAGCGTAACCACGCACGACGGACACGTTTCCCATGCGCGTTAGCTGCCTTAAAGGTAAGGTCTTGGAACCCCCGGTGGACTTCGACTCTTAGTCGATTTCCACAAAGATTGACAAGTCCTTTACCTAGTTGATACAGACGTTTTACGACCGCGGCACATTGTGCCTCGGGCGAAAGTTCTGCATCAAACCCCAGTGCGAAATCCCCTTCTGTGACACAACTCTCAGGAGGGGAAGGCACGGGGAATTGGAGATTAGCCGTAGGTACGGCCACGAGCTTAAGCTCTACTGCAATCCTCCGCACACTTCCTTCCATTCGAGCGCGTCACAG